GTCAAGTCATGTATATGACCTTTCTCATCGACATACTTCTTAAAAAGTACAGGATATAGTTTCTCAATGTCTTTTAAGGCTTTAAGTTTAGTGGTCTCGGCTTCCACCTCGCTATTAATGGTGCTAACAAGACCTTCCAAAGTACGTTTCCGATCTTCTTCGTCCGTGTCGAGTTTTTCTATTTTCTTGTTGTACGAGTCCAAAGCACGTTCAGCAGATGTTGTGCTGTCGGATAATGCCCACATGGCAGCTCCAAGCCCTACAACTGCCGTTGCCAATAACACATACGGATTAGTAAGCATGACAGCGTTCAACGCTTTTTGTGCTGTTGTCTGCAAAACCAGCCATCCGTAGTGGGCACGTTCCGCTACAGTCAGGGCAGCTATGCCGGAGGTTTGAAGCGACTGAATGGCTGTTACGACCATGACTGCAACCCTGTATGAACCATATGTAGCAACAAGTCCGGTCAATAACCGACCTACCTTCTCATAGTTCTCCACCAGGTAAGACATGCCGGACAAGGTCTTGTTGATGACACCCTCGTTTTGCTTTCCGATTTTATTGAACATGGTGTCAATTGCATCTTCGATATTGCTTATTTGTCCGGTAATGGTTTTGGATTGTGCTTCCATCAGACCGCCGAATTTGCCGCCTTCATTGGTCATGGATTCAATGGCCTTCTGCACTTCGGGGAATCCTACTTTTCCTGCTGTCACAAGTTCGCCTACCTTGTCTTTGGTTACTCCGAATTGTTTGGCAAGTTCATCGGCCAATGGAATTCCACGTCCCATAAACTGACGTAGGTCCTGTGTGAAGAGCCTTCCTTGTGTCATGGTGGTACCATACAGCCAGACCAGATCGTTCAAAGGGATGGATAGTCCTGCCGCGATATCCCCAAGCTGGACAAGCGTATCATTCACATCTTTAGCCTCCGTACCATAGGCTAACAGTTGTTTCGCACCATTGGCTACATCCTGAAGGTTAAATGGAGTGATGGCGGCGGTACGTACCAGTTGGGACATTAGTGTGTCCGCCTGTCCCTTGTTTCCAAGCATTGTCTGGAATGCCACTTCAAGCTGCTGGAACTCGCCACGTACACGAGCTATGTCACTGATGAGCTGCTGCGCTCCAAGACTGATTCCGAAAGTGGCTGCGGCCGTGGTCAGTCTTCCGAATATCTTCTCAATACTCAGCCCACTTTCTTCAATTTGTCTTGATGTGTTGCGTACTCCGTTGCGTGCTTCTTCTAGCTTGCGTAAAAAGTTGGAGTTATCCCCAGTTATATCAAAATGCAATCCAGCCATAGTCTTTTCGATTTGATGGGTATCATGTGCATTGACATGACATTTGTTCTATTTTTCTTGTTATAAAATTATAGACCCCGTAATTTTTTTGACCGATTATGAAAATATTGTTCTGTTTTTCCGATTCATTCCTCAAGCAGGGCTTTGATACGTTCCCTGTTCTTTGGATTCCCGGCATCGATTATTTCTTCTGAACCAGATATTCCGAGTTGTTTCATTTCGTCAGAGGAAAGATATACAGTCGTGATGGCATCAGCCATTAACATCCTTAGATTGATATAGCTGATGCCCCATACTACATAATCAAAAGTCCATCCGTATCTTTGGCAGGCAAAGTCTATCATTGTTCCGTATTTTCTTTGTCTATTCCGAAATGCCGCAGGAAGGTATCCATATTATCACTTGTAAGAATGAGAACCAGTATGGTAGCAAGTTCCTCCTCAGAGAGTGTTCGGGAAAACAATTTTGTACGCTTATCCACCTTGCTATTGTCGAACAAATCGTTCTTCCGGTTGAACGTGGAGTAGGAGAGTATGCGGCAGACAATATCACGTTTCGTTTTGCAGATCCTTATGGCTTCCATATAAGGATTGGTGGAAACAACCTGTTTGTTTATTTCGAGGGAATCAAATAATCTGGCCAAAAGATACATTTTGCCGAGTGTGACGGGATGGATAAAGAAAGACCGCTTGCCAACGGTAAAGCCGGTAGGTCTTTCCATGATGGCGTCGGCCACATCCATCTCAATATTTCGCTCTTTGTCATTCATAAATCATAAATTTGATGCAGGTTTATCCTCCAACCTGTAAAGGACGTCTTTCCGTTTGCCTGTTCTCTGAATGGAAAATTATCATCCGGCAGAAGTGTACACCGCGTTTACTTCAACTGTTTCCCCATCTTTAACAGTAGCGGATGTCTGTGTAGGC